CTTTTTGTCGATATTCTCCGTGTTCAACACGTTGCAAAGGTGCAAAGTTCATATCAATACAAATCAATAATTATTGGTGTGTATTGACTACTAACGGATATATTTGCCCGTGTATGGACGACAAAGCGGAGAGAACCGGCGTGCAGATCAACTGCCCGCTTTGCAAGAAGCCTTTCCCCGTGAGGGTGTTGGAACTCTCCGGGCGGCTCCGTCTTTCCGTCCGTTGCCCGCATTGCAAGCGCATCAGCGAGATTGCATTGCAAGACATACGATAGCGCCTTTTTGAGCGCATACAGAGGCTAACAAGAGTTACTTGATAACCATCCAGGCCCGGAGTAGAAGTGGTTAATTCCGCTTCCGCTTCGGGCCATCTTATAACCTAACACGTTCATTGAAAAGATGAAAACCAAGATTTTGAATGCGCTCAAAACCGAGTACGCGAAAATGGGGTTGGGCGACAAGGCTTTCGATGGGGTTGCCTCATTCCTCGTAAAAACCATCACCAAAGAAGAGGACATTGACGGTGTAATCAAGTCCGAGGACACCCGCAATCTCCTGAAGGCTTTCCAGGGAGAATCAGACTCGCTCCGCAACCGTGCGGCGCAACTCCAGAAAGACCTGGACGCCTACAAGCAATCCCACCCGGACAAGGACCCGGACGAAGGAAAGAAAGACCCGCCCGAAGAAGGCAAGGGGAACAAGGATCTCCTGGACAAGCTCGAAGCCCTTACCAGGCGGCTTGACGAACGGGATGCGAAAGACCGCGAGGCGGCCACGATTGCTTCCGTGAAGGCTTCCGTAAGGGAATCCTGTCCAGACGAAAGGGCTCTCAAACTCACCGAGAAACTGTTCTCCGTCAAGGATGGCGAATCCAACGAGGATGCCGCCAAACGGTTCAAGGACGAGTACGATGCCAACGTCAAGGAATACTTCGGTGGTGGAATTGCACCGTATCGCGGAGAGCGCATGACAAAGCCCGTAGAGGTCAGCTCGGCAGACAAGGCCGCGCAAGCCAGGGAGGATGCAAAGCGCGTCCGTGAAGGCTGAAACAACTCTTAATCAACACCATTTATGCTCGAACATTTCAACAACGCCTATTCGCGCCGCAGTGAATCCTTCGGCGGTGCGAATCCGTTCCTCTGCCACCCGGACGAGGTGAAGTACCGTCAGTACGGCGCTCTCGTCAAGGATGAGCTGGCAGACAAGGAGCTCGTGCATGCCGGTACTCCCTATGAGGTCGATCTCGTCAAGCACGAGGCCCGCTTCATGAGGCTCTGGGAGGTCGTGAAGGTCGAGGCCGGAACCGTGGACGATACCACGGACATCACCCTCGCCGCGCACTGGCTCGCTCCGAAGCTCGCCTCCACCGATGTCGTGATGGTCGTCCCTTCGTCCATCAACGGCACCGGCAAGGCCGTCGCCGCCGGTACTGTTACCGACAACGAGGACGGCACCGTCACCATCACCGTGGCCGATGCCAACTTCGACACCGTGGCCGCCGGTGATTTCCTCTCCATCGCAGTCGAAGCCGGAAGCTCCAAGGCCCTCAAGGTGAAAGCCAACGGCGTCCTCACCCGCGACCTCCGCGCCGGAAACGGCCAGAACTTCGTGGACATCGCCCGTGGCGAGGTCTACTGCTACGTGAACACCGTGAACGGCATCCCTGCCGCGGTCATCGCCGCCGCCCGCGAAATCGGCCAGTTCATCGAGCCGGAGTATTTCGCCGAAGTACCCGCCAACGACTAAAAAAGGAGGACTGAACTATGGCAAAGAGTCTCATTTCCGGTCTCTATTCGACCGAATTTTACCAGCTTCTCGAAGGCGCCCTCCTGGCCCGCGGCTACGCATCCCTGGAGGACTGGATCGCCGAGAACCCGAACTACTGGTTCGACGAGGAAGCCTGGAAGACCATCTACACCCTCGCGCCGTTCGAGAACCCCGCCCGCACCTTCGAGCAGAAGATCGGCGAGCGTTCCGTTCCCATCATGGCGACCTACCTCTCCGACGAGGCCGAGGGTCCGCTGCTCCCGACCGCCGGGGTCTCCAAGAAGACCGGCGAAATCCCCCGTATGGGACGTGGTGTCGCGTTCGACATCGACGCCTATGAGAAGATGCAGATGCTCGCCCGCCAGGGCGTCAATGTTCAGGATGCCTACTACGACCAGTTCGTGAAGGACACCATGAACCTCATCCAGAGCATCCACAGCCAGCGCTCCTTCACCGGCTTCCAAGTGGAGTCCAAGGGCTCCTACGTCACCACCCTCGCCACCTCCAACGGAGGCATCGTCGGTTACGAAATCAACCTGAACCCCCTCGCGGAGAACCGCAAGAAGTGCGGCGGCTTCTGGCTGGGCGACTACAAGCACGGCACCAAGTACGCCTGGAGCAACGCCAATGCGAAGCCCCTGGGCGACCTGGAGGACATGTTCAACTACGGCTGGCGGATGCGCATCATCCCCCGCGACCCGAAGGCGTCCGTGTTCCGCATGAGCGCTTCCGAGTGGGAAGTCCTCAAGGCCCACGCCGACACGAAGGCCAAGGTCGCCTTCTGGAAGTACGGCCCGACCTCCGGCTCCTTGGACGCCTACGTCGTGACCGACACCGACCTCAAGGGCTACATCGCCGACACGGGCCTTCCCGCCGTCGAGGTGGTTTCCTACTACGGCTTCGGCACCCTGCTCGACCCCAAGAGCAAGAAGTTCGAGACCGTGGAGACCGAGGCGTTCGACGCGAACACCGTCGTCCTCCGTCCCGCCGGTAAGTTCGGCGAAATCCAGTGGAAGCGTGCGAACAACATCCTCGCGACCGCCGATTCCCCGATCATGTACACCGAGGGTGGCTCGATGGCCATCTGCGAGGACCGCGGCAAGAAGGGTCTGACCTTCCAGATCGAATCCATCTGCCTCCCGGTCCCGAAGGCCATCCAGACGGTCCTGTACCTGTCCACGAACCAGGCGGCCTCCTAACAGCTCTTTGACAACGTGAAAATCCGACGGAAGAAATGGCATACATCGCAGACGGAATGACACTCGCAAGATGGCTTCGGGCGAAGACCGACCTCATCCTCGACCTAACGGACGATTTCATCTGGGCCACGTTCCTGCACAGGGGCGTGGAGGACGATGAAACCCTCGTGTCCGATGTGAGCGAGAAAACCCGCGACCTCATCCTTGCCGATGCCTACTACGGTGCTGCCGTTTCTTCCGTGAAATCGGGAACCCAGGGCGAGTCCGATGGCGGTTGGACCCACTATGTCGCAATCAAGAACGTCGTTTCCCGCGACGCCTTGATGAAGATGGCGAAAGACCTCTACGACAAGTGGGGCGAGCCGTTCACCGACCCGAAACCGAAAATCCGCATGAAGGACCTTTACTGATGTATAACCCCCGCTGGCCCCATACCTTCACCGTGATGGCCGAGTCCCTTGACGAGAACGGCCTTCCGGTAACGGATGCCTCCGGAAAGCCGGTGGTGGGTTGTATGCACGTCCGCAGGATATTGTACGATCCCCAATGGAATCCCCGCCGCAACTCCGACGGCTCGTTCCAGACCGAGTGCATCACGGAGGTTCCGTGGGGCTACCGTACATCTACGGGCGGCATGAAAACATCCGGCGAGGTCTGGGTGGCGGACTACAAGATTTCCACCCCGATGCTCCTTACCGACCTTCCTTCCGGGACGATTCTCCGTATGACGGACTACACGCACACCTTCCGCGTGAAGGTCGTGAAAGCCACGACATACAACTGGGGGACCGACCTCTGGGTGGACAACATCAAGAACTGATGAACTACGCGCAGAGGAACGAAAGGACTATCCGCAGGGCGTTTGCCAAGCTCAAGAGGCGGTCAGACCCGGTTATCGAGGACGGTATGCGGCGGTTGCTCCGGGAGGCGATGGAGTATGCCATTACCAACCACGACCACAGCCATTTCGCACACCGCATCCACGACAACTCCTACGGTTGGGCGCTTCTCAAAGACGGGAATATCGTTGATATTCAAGTCAATGGTGCCCGTCACGGCCACGCCGATGCGGAGGACCAGTTGCGAAAGGTCGCAGGTGGGATTTCTCGAAAGGGTTGGGTCGGAATCCTTCTCGCATCCATGTATCTCCAATTCGGCAGTCGTAAGCCCGTCTATTTCGAGGTGGACTACGAGTATGGGATATTGGAGGCGACGAAGGACGAGATCCAAGGCAATTTCAATGGTTATTTCAAGCCGGTGTCCGTATGATGAACGACTTCGACATAACCGACATCGAGAAACTCGTCGCGGATGCTGTAAGGGGGTTGGGTGTTTCTGCTCACGTATGGAACAACCGCCCGAAGGCTACGGATGATTCGATTGACGATTTCGTGGTCGTGAAGGTAACGGGCGGGATTACGGACAAGGCCGCTCTCGGAAAGACGAGAATCGCAATCCACCTTTTTGCAAGGGATGTTGCCGAGATGAAGAACGCGAAGCGCCTTTCTGTCATGCAGAAGGCCCTTGAAAGTCTCCCCACGCAGATTGAGCCGCCAACAGGCTCTACCGCCAAGGGAATCTTCATCGACGGAAAGCCCCGCATTGTAGGAGATACCCCCGATGATTTTGGATTTCACGCAAGGATTATCAGTACCAGCATACTAATAAAAGCAACATAGAACCATGCCTGCAACTCTTACCAAAGCTATGCTTGCCGACCTCCACTCCGGCAACGCTGCTATCTCCATCCTCCCGTATGACGCCACGAACGGCACCATCTTCGTGGCCGGTAACGGTCAGACCGCCGTGGACTTCAAGGCCGCCGACCAGCTCTTCACGCTGAAAGACTCCCTCCAGCTCACGAGCGACGATCCGTCCTCTACCGACGTGAAGATCGACCAGCTCGATCAGGTAATCGACTCCATCTTCGAGGACGGCGGCAACTGGCGTGTCACCGGCAACGTCCCGACCAACGCGACCGCCGTGTTCGACTACTTCTTCAACGCCGGGCAGTCCATCGCCACGGCCATCAACGGTCAGACCCTCGACGACGGAAAGCACCAGACCTACACGGGTAAGTCCTACCTCAACACGAAGAAGAGCGTCGAGGTCGCGATGCTCCTGGAGTCCGAGAGCCGGAACACCGCCATCGCGTTCGCCCACGTCAAGCTCCAGGTGAACTACCCCGCAAAGGACGACGACACGAACCCCTCCTACCTGACCTTCACGGGAGCCATCCTCCCGAACAAGGCCACCGCGCAGGGCGACTTCGCCATCCTCGCCGGTCAGGGCCTCGCTACGACCACCACCTAATCGACCGGACGGTAAAAACCTTAACCTTTGGGGCGGGGTGCGATAGCCCTGCCCCTTTTTCATTGAAAGAAGATGGCAAAGAATCAACCGGATTTAGCGCAAAGACAAGAGTATATAGCTCACGAAAGCGCACTGCCGAGCCGGGTGAAGATCCCGGGGACGAAACGAAGTTTAGTCCTCCACGAACTACACCCAGGTACGATTGAGAAGATTACGCAGATTTGGATAGAACGCGACCTTGCCGCCGCGAAGATCAACGAGGGTGCCGATGTCTTGAAAGACCTTGCAAAAGAGCCTTATTTCGCGTTCAAGGAGGCCGCGGCATACTATCTCAACCACGACATAAAACTTCGCCTTATTTGGCCGTTTTTGTGGCGTTGGTGGGCTTTCCGTTACACCGAGTCCCAGATGCTCCCGATAATCAAGGAAGGTAAAAAAAAACTTCCGCTTATGGCACACTACGAGACTATGGCGTACTCGATGGATACCAGGACGGATTGGATGGAGATGACGAAGAAGGAAGCCGAGCGATACCAAGCCGAACAAGCCTCGGCGCTCAAGCAGCCTTCGTCAAGGATTTCCCGGCCTACGGAATCCCCCGCCGGAGGCTCGGAAAGTGGGAAATAAACTACGGGTATCGGTGGATATTGACGATACCGCAGATACAGATAATGCAAGCCGACCTTCCGCACACGCTTTATCTCCGCGATAGGAAGAAAGGTGGCGGAAAGGGGTCTGGGGGAAGTTTCAAATACAATCCGGAAGACCCGGCAATAGCGATGCAAGCCGCGGCCAACCGGAGGATGAAGGAGAGAAGGGAGAAGGAGGGGGGAAAAGTCGAGTACACAATGGATGAACTATTCAACCGATAGAGCAAAATGGCAGACATCGACAACCTGAATTTCAAGGTTATCCTGGATAATGGGGATTTTGAAACGGTCATCAAAAACGATATAAAACTCGCCGAGAATTTGGGGACGAAACTGTCCGAAGTCCTCAAGATAAAGGGCATAGGGACGCATCAGATCATCTCCGACAAGGGTGTCCAGAACGCAAACGCGATGGCCGCTGCGGTCAAGCAAATCAACGATAACCTTGCCAAGATGCCGAAAGGCGGCTTACTTGTCGGGGACGCTGACAAGTTGAACGCAACCCTGCAACAAGTGTCCGGCCAACTCGACAAGATAATCAACAAGCAGAACCAACACGCGGCGGCGGTTGGAAAGACAAACTCGCAACTGCTTTCCACATCGTCCGTGATGCGGACCATCGCCCAACTTACCGGCGCCACTTTCTCCGTCATTGGAATCCGCCGTTTCCTTTCCTCGCTCATCGATATTACGGGCCAGTTCGAGGTGCAGAAGATGGCCTTACGGACGATGCTCCAGGATGTCGCGGCGGCGGACCGGATTTTCCGCCAATTGTACGAGTTTTCTTCCGAGTCAACATACCGGTTCTCCGAACTTGCCAAGTATTCCAAGCAACTCGCGGCTTTCAATATAGGCAAGGACAACCTTTTGGAAACAACCAAGATGCTCGGCGACGTGGCATCCGGCGTGGGCGTGTCTATGGATCGCCTTATCCTTGCATACGGACACGTCAAGTCATCCGGCTTCCTGCGCGGTATTCAGCTTCGTTCGTTCTCCCAGAACGGCGTCCCGGTTTTGGAGGAACTCTCCAAGATGTTCACCGAAATCGAAGGCAAGGCCGTTTCGCTCGGCGAGGTGTTCGACAAGATGATGAAACGGGAAATCCCGTTTGAAATGGTGGAAGAGGCCTTCCGCCGGATGACGAGCGAGGGTGGCAAGTTCTACCAGATGCAGGAAGTCCTCGCAAAGACGCTTGCCGGTCAAATCAACATCCTCAAGGGCAAGTGGGAAAACGCCCTATATGCCATAGGGCAAGCCGACGAGGGCGTGCTGAAAGGTGGCGTGAGGGCGCTCAAGTTTATGGTTGAGCACTTGCAAGAGATTGGCGCCGCATTGAAGCCGGTTATCGCCGGATTTGGGATGTACGGCCTCGCCCTTGCTGGTGCCGCTATGGGGAATTGGGTCGTCGGGGCTGCCCGCGCCGTGAAATACTTTGTCCTCATCGCCCAACGGACCAACATAGCGACTGCGGCTCTCCGCTTGTTCGGCTCGACAACGAAGGCCGTAGCGGTCGGACTCGGCGCTTTGACCGCCGCAATAGTCGTCATCGTCTCTCTCATCCAAGCGACCGGCAAGGCAAACAGGGAATTGGAGAAATTCAGGAAAGAGCTTGACGATATTCACAACACGGCGCGGGAGAGCAACGCCGTAGATGCGGAGGTATCGAAGATCGAGTCTTTATACAAAGTCCTTTCAAACACGAACAATGCCTACGATGCCCGCAAAGCCGCTCTTAATGAACTGAAGCAGATAGTCCCGGACTATCACGCCCAACTGACCGAGGAAGGCCGGTTGATTAACAACAACAAGGCCGCCCTGGACAAGTATATCGAGGCCCTTAACCGAGAGGCAAAGATGAAGGGGGCGCAAGACGAATTGACGGAACTCTACAAGAAACGCCGAGAGGCGCAAAAAGAGCTTGAAAGCGCAGAGGCCGCTTCCGCCAATGCGCCAGCCGCCCCCAGTATGAGTGCCTCGATGGTAAACCCCTTGGCGGCGGCAAATGTGGCGCAAAGAATCAATAGGACAAATCAGAACTTGACGATAACACGGCAGAAACTCCAAGACATCGACAATCAGATTGATTCCATTAACTCCGAGATAGCAGAAACCATTGGAACCGGCGAAACGGGGCCGGAAAACTACGATGTCAAGACTATCGTAGAGTCAATCAAGAAGTACGACGCAGACATCAAGGCTTTGCGCGACAAGGCGAAGAGGGGCAAGATCACGGCGGAAGAAAAGGATGTGCTCGACAACTACGTCAAGGCCAGGAAGGAAGAGGCAGACTTGTACGAGGACATCCTCGGTGTCAAGTACGACAAGGACAACAAGGCCGGCGGCGGCAACAAGAACCCGCTGGCGGACGCCATTAGCGACACGAAGTCCAGGATCGCGATCTTGGAGAAATACCGGGACGCATACGACAAGCTGGAGCCGTTCATCGGCGCGGATGCAGCAAAGGCGTGGGTGTTCAAGAATATGGGGTACGATGTTACCAACCTTGACTCCGACCTTGAAAAACTCATAGCAACACTTCGGAGATTCGGACAAGAGGGGAACGAGGCCGCGGATGCGGCAGAGGCACGTCTCGGCTTGGACGAGGTGTCGAAGGCTGTAAAACAATTCAAGGCAGAAGCGAAAGCCGCCGAAGATGCGCAGAAGGCCCTTGAAAAGTACGAAAAAACCCTCCGCAAGTGGATGGGCGAGGACTTCAACCTCGGTGGCACCGGCTTCGAGTTCGATGTCCGCAAGGTGTTCTCCGATTACAACACGAAGATTGGCGCGGTCGATGAGAAATACATCTCTGCCGTGAAGGAGGCGGAGGAGGCGCATAAGGGCGATGCCGCCGCTATTGCGGAGGAAATCCGCAAGTTGGGAGAACTACGCGATGCGGAAAAGGAGTATGTACGGGCACAGTCGCAAGAAAGCCTGAACAAACTCGCCGAGTCCTATTTGAAAGACCAATACCTTCTCCGTGGGATAAGTCTCGACCACCTCGGCGACCTTTCAATCGGCCAATTGAGGAACCTCCGCAAAGAGTTGGACGAAGTGTCGAAAGAGGCGAAGAAGATGGGGTATGAATTCTCCGGCGCCGAGTCTGCAATCGCCGTGTTCGGGTTAAATATTGAAACCTTGACCGAAGACGACCTTGAGGCATTGAAAGACAAGCTGCCGGAATCGACCATCCAGATGATTCGCTTCTTGAAGGCGGCGAAAGATGCAGGATTGTCCCTTGATGTCTTGCAGGATAAGATTCAATCCGCCATCAAGAAGGGATTGAAGAATCTCGACGAGCAAGAAAAGAAATCCATCGCCAAACTTGCGAAATATGCCGCCGGGCAAGTGCTTGAACTCGCAAATGCTTTCCGCGAGTTCGGAGAGGCCGCCGGAGATGCAAAACTGGCCGATGCCGCCGAGGGAATAGC